TTTTAATGCAGTTTTGTCACCGTTCAGTGCCTTCATTAAATTTGACATTGCATTCACATCTTGTTTACTAGGTGTTGTCATTACATCCTCCGTTAGTTGACTCTATATCCACGTAGTGTTGGTACTAACACGCCCTTATGTACTAATTTATCAGCAATAATTATTGAGCGTTCACTCAATTGAGATTCATTAACATATTCGTTTTCTGAAAAGAACTGGTTTAATAAATCACTTTCTTCTTCGGTGATCATAACATATATACCACCTAATACTTCTTGTAACTTCATTTTAAACTCCTCTTATTTATTGAGTTTATTTAATAGACTTCTAAATTGCTGGGCCGTTTTGGGATCACTTGCAAGTGCGTCTAACGATTTTGCTTGCTGTGCCATCGCAAAACGTTGAACAGGCGTTAATGCTTTGCCTTGTTCGGCTCTATCAAGTGCCTTTGCTGCCTGTTGACCACTAATGCCACCCAATGCTTTCTTGCCTAGGCGTTGCATTGCTTGTGCCTTTTTAGTCATTGCAGATGAACTAGAATCTTGGCTAGGCGCGGATGCTTGTGCTTGTGACTGAGCTTGTTGCATGCCCTTCATTTCGCCTGGTGTTAATGAAGTTCTTGTTCCCTGCGAACCAGTAGAATATTCTTCATCAAGACTAAAACCTAAAACTTCTTTCGCTGTTTTTTCATCTCTATCACGTAATGCTCTCATTAATTCAATATATTTACCAAAGTCAAGAGTTTTCATTCTATTACGAACATCATCATCACTTGCTCCAACTAAATCAGCAATACCAGTTAATCTTGTATTATATGACTCCGTTAACATAACATTCTCTATACTATCTTTTAAACTCATTTTATATCACCTATTCAACATTTTTAATCGTTTGCTTGCTGGGTTCATACGTTTTGTCATCTTCGATTTACGTGTTAGTCTCTTGCCCATTTTAGCTTTAGTTTTTGCTAAAGTGAACCGCTTCTTAACATCTACTGGCTTAAAACATGCTGTGGGATTAGCAACTGTTTTGCCTTTTAGTCTTCCTGATGAACAGCGATACTTACGAACTACCTTTTTACCACTACGTGCATAAACTAGTTTCGCTTCGTAAAATTCTTCGTCATTTTTTACAATTTCTTCTATAAGCATTATATCACCTTAAACACAGAAGTCAATAGTGCAATTAACAATGTCCCAAATAATGTTGAACTTGCCCAAACAACTATCTTTTTCAATTCTGTAAATTGTTCCTTTGTATCTAATGTTTGACGTTCTACTAATGTTTCTAACCGCCCAATCGATTCATCTAATTTCTTAAATCGTTCATGATTAACTGCTACATGAGTTTCTAAACTCTGCATCTCAAGTGCTGCTAATTGCGGTTCATTTATAGACATCGTTCTTCTCCACTAAATGTTATATGTATTTATCATTTTAGTTTAGAAGAATTATCCACATATAAAAAAACCCAGTTATTAACTGGGTTTTTTCTTTACATTCACTGCTTAATGGGGTATCTCCACATTCTATTTCATTATGCGAATGATTCCAAGACCATACTAGGTAGTGGGCGCTCAATAGAATGTAGAACTATAATAATTCAGACATCTCAAATTCTATTGTAATAGGATCTAATGGTACACCATCTATATCCACACCGTAGAATATTTCTTTTAGTATTGCAACATTATCACCGCTACGTTCAAATGCTTGTCCATGCTCTACCGCAAATTTAAAAATCATGCCATTACCAGTTAGAGTTGGTGCTAGTCCAGTAAGTGATACTGGAATAGGACTATTCATAATTACAGGTTGGGCTACCAGATTAATTAGATTACAAACATCATCAAAATTTTGTTGTGACTGATCTAATATATTACCGGTTGATGTGATATCTAATGTTTTTAGATAGATAGTATAAAAATTCAGATTGCCAGATAGATTTTCGCTTGAACCTGCCGAGCCATGTATTCTTGTCATATTATTTCTCCGATTGAATTATTAAATGTATTTATACTATGTATTTATATCATATATAAAACAAAAAAAGACCCACCATTGGTGGGCCTTTTTACTCTAACAAGTAGAGTTTATATCTTAGTAATCAAAATCTGCTGCTGAATAATCGTCGCCTAGTGCTGCTGTTAGTGTAGTCGCTGTCCATGCGCCGTTATTTTCTACTGCAACGCGCTCTGCGCCTTCGCCTAGAATTACAACAGTTGCACGTGTGCCTACTGTTTCAACAACATGTTTCGCAGAGATTGTACCTGCTACTTTTGAGATTGTGAAATGTACAAGTGATCCTGTTAGGAATTGACCTGCATCATATGATTCGTGTACTTTTGCTACCATTTTATTTCTCCATTAAAATTTGTTGAGACTTTATCATCTCTATACTTTTATTTATCATTTTTGTTCCAACAATTGTATGTTACTTTCTTCTAGATTGAAATTTTGTTAGACCAGATTTTGTTGGATTATCATATGTTGTCTTTGCTAATCGTTTGCCCAGTGCATCTGCACCTTTAGCAATTGCATAGGCTCCGCCAACTGCTACAACCGCTTTAACAATTGGACGATCCCAAATCTTTTTCTTTGTGTCATTTCTGTCATTCACAATATAATTACCACGCTTTTGAAAGGAAAGTAATGGTTGCATAAACTCACTTCGCATTGCTTTAGAACGCATATATTGAACACTACGTGTTACTACTAATGCACGTTGATTTTGATTCAGATTATCCCAATCACCAACTAATCTACGCATAGACTTTAACATGCCATCTTGTATATTTAATTGGCGCTGAAATCTAAGTAACATTTTTTGTTCAAATGCTGGACTATTTTTACTATTGCCTATATGAGTTAGATATTGTACTAAATCTGCTTTATTTGGAGATAATCTTTTCTTTGCAATTTCATCTTTTTCATTACTATTATCTTGATCTTTTCCCATAAGTCTATTAAGAGCAATATATAAATCAGTTCCGCTTGTTCTAAATGTATCAAAATTTCTAAATGCTACTGTACGTTTGGCATATTCACTTGCCAATGGCGCATAATCATAATCTTTATTAAAAATATTTAATAGCATTAGGTACATGAATGATACATCGGACGCATCATCTAAATTAACCTCACTTGCAATTTTTTTATTTCTAAAAAGTCGGCTCTCAGTTAGTTCATTCACTAACTGTAAACTTTTATCTTCATCATCACTTATATCATGGCCGCCATAAATTTCTGCCCATTGACTTGCTGTATATTTTTTATCATTTGCCATGCTTTATTTCCTTTTATCTAGTATATCCTTCATGACATTTGTTGCTGTGTTGGTAAACCATCGTGGTGCCACACTGTGTATTAATAATGCTGGTACTAATAATTGCAATTTTACCGCAGCACTTAGTGCAGTAGCCATATGTTGTAATCCACTTTCATTAACACTTTCTAAATGCTCTTTACATTTTTTACTAAACATTATATTATCTTTCTTTTGTCATGTTTGCAGCACTAAAACCACTGCGATTAACTAATTTACTATCACCCTGGCCAATAACGTAGCCTTCGCCACCTCGCTGTCCATTTGTATATGCCTCTACATCTGCGTCACTTGCATCTAATTGTGCAATTATATCATTTTTTACTTTCATAATGCCCATTATTACTGTAAATAATGCCTTCATTCCTGCAGCATTGTTATTTACATGATTGTTCATTCTATCTTTCATCTGTTCAGACATTTTGGCAGTTGCTATCCATTTTGACCAATCACCTGTTAAGTTATTCAACTTACGTGCTTTTGTCATATTATTTACATATGTATAAAGTGCATTTTTGAAACTTGATAACTTGTTTGATTTTAAAAAATTATCATCTAATAACATATCTATTTTATTGGCACTAGAATTTGCAATGCTTGCTACTTTATCTAAATCATCTGCTTGTACTCTTGGACCTTTTGTGAGTGTCACTGGTGGCATGATAAGAAGATTACCTGAGTTTAACTCTGATGTATCTACTTTACTTTTTGTTCCATCAAGTTCAATCTTAGCATGTAAAACTACACCTGATTGACTTTTTGATATCTGTTTACCGATATCACTATTGCCACGAACACGATATGTTACCGTATTTGGTGTGAAAACAAAATGCCCATCTTCTGCACTTGGTTTTGTAAAATATAATAAGTCACCATGCACATAACCTCTAAAGTTTTCTGGCGTTGCTGCTTCATATATATCCCATATATTTGTCATTTGTTTTACAAAAGCCTTGCGGTTAGCATCCGGTGCTTCTTTGCCGCGTCTTAAAAACATTGATGCCATGTCATTTTTACTTGTTACTTTTCCATCATATCCTTTGGCACCGAAGCCACTCTTGTCTGTTAATACAAATTCACCATTCTCATTGCGACCAAAGATTACCGCAGGCGAACCATCCCATTTAACAGTAACATTTTCAGGAGATTTCTCTAAATTCTTTAATGTTTCAATCGATTTCGCAACACCTTTTGAACCATGCCAAATAGCAAAGTCTTCAACATGTTGAATACGTGCATCTGATTCACGCAACGAAGATTTAGCCCCTTCACTTAACTCGGTTGGAACACCAGCATTTTGAATACTTGGATTTGATTTGAAGTCTTTGAAAATCTTTTGTGCTAGTTCTTCTGGATAGTTTTTCTTAACTGCCGCATACAATGATTCAAAACTATCCATATCTGCAGGACTATCTAACTGTAGTTTTTTAGCAATCGTTGCATCGTCATAATATGGACCGCCAATTACTTCGTTATTGTTTTTCTTAGTATAACCTTCGCCGTTCTTTTTAGGAACAGGTGTTCTACGAACACGCACTAGACCGTTTGAACTCCACATCCAACGTTCCATTTCCATTGGACGACCATCTTCAGTTTTCTCATCACTTGCCGCCACGTTTAATCTGCCCGCAATACTGGCAATCATGATGTTACGATGAACACCTTTATACTTGCTATCTTCTTCATGTGGTGAGTGATAATATGTTTTCATCCATTTTGGATCGCCTGGCATAAAGTCCAATTGTACAAAACCAGTACGCCCTTCAGGTACACCTAAACTTTTTTTAGTTTTAGGGTCAAACATTTCACGGTTAGGGTCATAATTTTGGATTTTAATTTTAGTAATGTGTACGCTGGTTTTCGCATAGTATGAAATTAGCGGATGATTTTTTAGCATTTCGCCAAATTCGTCACTTTTTTCTGGGGGGATCTTGATTGCAACGTCAATATCTCCGCTAAACTGTTTTTTGCCAACACTACCAAGTGCCTGACTAACAAGATCAACACCCAATGCATTAGACAATGGTGTTAGTGTTGCTTTAATTTCGTCACGGTGAATTGGACCAACACCTGGTGCTGATCCGCTTTCATTAATTTGTGTATCATCAAGTAAGTTCTTCATACGATTATGTAGACCAACTTGTTTTAAGCGTGGCTTTCTTGGACCTCGAAATCGGCGTTCAATTCCCTGATTTAAAATTATGTCTGATATCTTCATTTCTTATCTCCAAATGGATTTTCACCTGTTAATTGAGGTCTTGAAAACCATAATTTAAACCAAGCATCAGTTCCAGGCTCAATATCATTCTTTTTTTGATACTCACCTTTTTCTTGTCCAGTATGAGATATATTTTCCTGATGTTGTGATACATCATAGGGCTTATATATACCTGCTAAAACCTTCAGTTGATGTAACTGCTGTTCAAAGTCCATTATTTGTCTACACTATTCATGCCTCGCTTAAACTTCCGCGGGTCTTTTGTGCGGATACTATTAACCAAACGTTTTTGTAAATCATGTGAAGTTTCTTCATCAAAAGTATTTTCAATGAATTCCATTAGGTGTATTGCACCTGCAATCAAGTGTTCACCTTTTTGTTCAACCAAACGTTTGTTATCTTTATCATAAGACATGCTGTTTAGTTCTTCAAATAGACTTTTACGTTTCATAACAATCCTCCGTTAAGTGTATTTATCAAGTTTCGTCAAAAGCCGATCTAGTTTTAGTTTTCAACATTGCACGGAGAGAACTCGCTGCCTGTGTTTTTTCGAAAACAGGAGTATCATCATCTGACTTATTTAGAGTTGTTTTCTTTCTAAGTTGATCAACAACACTAGAGGGGGCACCGCTATTGCTTGGTGTGCCTGCACCAGTGCTATCTTGGTCTGGATCATCTGATATACGTAAACTGTCTCTATCAAATAATAAACTTACTTTACTGCCGACACCAGATGATGAACGTGTTTTTAATAGTTGTAATTGATATTGTCCACGTTCACGCATAGCATTCGATGTAAAAATACCAATCACATTATCAGCAGTTTGAATTTTACTAATGCCACCAGCAATATGAGAATGATCAAATTCAATTTCTTCAACTGCACTACGATTTAATTGTGATGCAGTTACAGTAACAGTCTGTGTTTCCATAGAAAAGTTACGCATTTCTTCTGTAACATATTTGTCTTTGGTAAAGGTGTCACCTGCTTGTACTTTTTTAGTTGCCGGCATTAACAAATCTAGATAGTCAATGCACATGCAATCTACTGTTTTGCCAGTTTGTATCTGAAGTTCTTTCAAGTAAGACCGTAGATCATTGATTGTTGAACCACTCGGAAGATACTTTATACGTAGCATACCGGACTGTTTGCCTTTCGCTTTAACTTGTAGTTCAACATCATCTAAGTCTTTAAAAATGCGTCTAGTACTGCGGTCCGTCTGCATTGCATACATACGCATACTTGAAAGTTCCTCGGATAACTCCAATGTGAAGTAGACACAATTCAACCCAGCCTCCGCCCAATTCAGGCTCATATTTTGCATAAAAAGGGATTTACCTGCTCCGGAGCCACCTGCAAAAATCGTAATCTCCCCACGATTAATGCCACCATATAGCTTATCATCAAGAGATTTCCAACCAGTGGTAATCTGACCATTGTTGTCTTTCATCCGTTCAAGCACACCTCTGGGATCAGCAAAATAATCTGTTCCCAAACTACGTGCCAGTCCAATTTGAACAGCCTCTTTGATTCTAAGTTCTACTTCACCATACTTGCCAGTCTCAAGTAAATCTGTGCTATCGATAATAGCCTTCTCAATAGCCTTGTGACGGCAAAATGTCTCAAACTCATCCACAAACCATTCTTCGTGCTGGGTTATGTTTTCCAACTTCTCAATGTCTTGTCCTGTTTCTGCTTTAATAATTGCAGGATCTGGTAGTGTAGAATAGTCTTCACTATAATCAATAAGTTGTTTGACCACAGGACGGACACTGCGGTCGAAATATTCAGGCTTGATAATCCCTCTGATCCTAGTATATAGTTCAGGATTAGTCACCATGAATTGAATGAATAGTTTTTGTAAGTCTGGGCTATAATTTTTTACTTCTGACATTTGTATAGTATATCATTTCTATGTGTAAAGGTCAACACTTTTAGTCAAACAGTGCTGGATTTAAATTGTTTTCTTCTTTCTTGCGTAATCGGTCTCTCTTCCATCCTTCGCGCTGCTTTTCTCGTTTTGCAAGTTCTTCTGCAGATGGTGAGATAGGCTCTGGATCAGGGACTACTTCAACTTCGTCCAATGTTGGCAAGAAAGCATCATATGCATTCTTATTCATTTCAAATCCAACAAATTTTCTACCATATCGCAATGCAGTTCTAGGTGTAGTGAAGCCGCCACAGAATGGATCCATTACTACATCGCCACGGTTACTACTATACAATATAAACTTTTCAATCCAATCTTCATTTAGTTGGTTCTTGTTTTTAATTTGTCCCGGCTTATGGCTACGTGGCATTGTTTGAACTGTCAGACGATCATGATAACTATCTTTACTATCTGTATAATAAGCATTAGTATTAAATGTGCGCTTTTGTTTGCTTGTTTCTGGCTTTGACCAAAACAATACATGATAGTGACTACTTACAAATTTGTTTTTTGTTGATACACCAAAACTATATTGTGCAATAATATGATTAATTTCTTTTAAGTCTGTTGAGTGCAATGCATTAAGTATATGATGCAAATTTGTATATCCACTGACAATATACATACTACCGCCTGGTCGTAAAACCCTTGCACATTCTGTAATCCATTGCCTAGAAAAATCACCGTATGTTTCTAATGGAACTTCTACATAGCCAGGAACTACGTTGCCTTCGTCACGATTATAATGTGCGTCAAGTTTATCACCCTCAATACCATAAGGAGGATCAGTAAATATCAAATCTACTGTTCCATCTTCTATATGCTCATTGATGCCGCTAGTACAATCTTGATTATAAACTGTATGATTCATTTACTCTCCTTAACATTTGATAATTATACTATAAATCAAATAAAATATCAAGCATTTTGTATACTTTGTTTCACAGATTCAATTACCGCGCGTTGTGCTTTACGTTTTTCATCTTTGTAATTAACTTCAACTAGTTGTGTATTTGAAATATCTTCTGGTCTAAAAATAAACTCCAATGCATCAAATGGAATGTGTGCTTCAATGCCGTCAGATACTCCAACCAAATATGGTTTAACATCTTCAGCACTGATGATTGCAATTGCGTTCTGTTGTCCAAGCATATAAAAATCTGCAGGATTTTCAATTGTTGTGCCTTTGTTTTCACCTAAACTATTTTTTAGTTTTACTTTGACTGTCTTTTTTTGATTATTGCGTTTAGTAAACATACCATCTGTCATATATTTAAATTCTATATCTAAATTTTCTATGATATCTCTATGGTCTCTACCGATATCATCAACCCAAACCAGCCGCCCGTCTGTTGCTGCTTCAACTGTTTGTTCAATTATATCTGCCTTATCAAATCTATCTTTGCGGTCGTTCAACTGTGATCCCAAACTATATACAACCGAACTATATACTTGTGAATTAATTACTGATTTTAATTGAGTAGCATATGTAGAAGTTTTCATTATCGTGTTTCCTAATATTTCAAAATGTCCCCAATAGTCTTCTGGTTCTATCTGAGTTTCGTCAAGATTGTTAAGAATATCCAACAAATCATCTCTCTGTTTATTAGCGTATACGTTCTTTATATAATGATTCTTATTGCTTGTCAAGTAAAAAGAGCGCCGAAGCGCCCTTTTATTTTCCTCTACTAAATCTATCTTTTGGTCTATAAAAAATCTTTTGATTATGAAATCTTCCTAGCAAATCACGAATTTCTTTTAACTCTTCGGCTAGTTTATCATCATGCTCTTCCATTAAACGTTTTGCCCTTCTGGAAACTTTTGCACTTAATGCGTTTTCTATAATTTCTAAATCCCTAACTGTTAACTTGAAATTTTCATTCGGTTTCATAGTGCTGCTACCTTGCTTTTTAGTATGTTTTAATAATTTTATCAGCAATTCCATGTTTAATTGCCTCTTCTGGAGTTAACCACATATCACTTTCTGGAAGCAAGTGTTTACGAATGTAACTTTCTGTTTTGCCTGTGCATTTTTTATAATGGTCAAGCATCCGTTCTGTTGATAATTCAAACTCTTTAACAATTGACATTAGTTCATGTTCTTTGCCTTTTGATCCCCAACTATATTGATGTGACATTACACTTGTATTTTGTGTGAGATAACGATGACCTTTTTCACCTGACATCATTAACAGAACACCACAACTTGCAATCATGCCCATTCCATATGTATATACTGGAATTTCACTTTGTTTAATTGTGTCTATAAGATGCAATGCACTATTTACAGCACCTCCTGGTGAATTAATATAAAGATGAATTATATTAGGTCTTTGTTCAGCAGGCATCATATTATATTCCATAATCATTTTGACTAATGGCATACAATTTTCTTGATTGAATTCTTTATCCATGAATAATACACCATTATCATACAGTATTTCACCTGGCTTTTTTGGTGGCATTGGTGGCTGCGGCATCGGCATTTGTGGTGTTGCCGGTTGCTCTTTTGGTGATGGAATTACTTTTGTTTCTACTGCTGGTTTTTTCTCTGGTGTCTTTTTGGTTGTTTTCTTTTTGACTGGATTCTTTGCCATGTATTTGTATTTCCTATATTATCCTAAACGCATTTTTACGTTAATTTTAGTACTATTACTTATCTTACTATCAATTATACTCTTTAGAGTATATAACTTACCATATTTATTCACTGCATCAGCGGCGTCTTTTATATCATCTTCCCATCTTGGAAAACTAACTGACCAACCGTTTTCAATTGCTTGCTTAATTAATTTTTCACCTGCTTTATCTCTATCAGGGCTTAAAATAATATCACCTTTAAATAAATTGATATAATCTATCTGCTCCTTACTCGCCTCATTGCTCATTATAGCCACACAGTCTAATGCAGCCGCATCAAACACTCCTTCTGTTATTATTAGATACTTACGCTTACTATTAATAACATCTATATTATATATAAAGTCTTTAGGCGTCTTCATCATGTACTTTGAATCTGCTTTACCAGTATAGTCTCTACCAGTATAACCTACTATACGTCCACCTTGGTAATAGGGAATAATAACACGGTGTCTGAATACTGGATGTGGGCTCCAGTATATGTTATTCACATGATCATATAGTCCACGATCTATCAAGTATTTAGCACCTAAAATCGCTCTTTTATCAGGTGCGTCAATTTGTAGTATATCTTCCAATAACATACTTCCAACTGGCAATTCACAATCTTTAAATTTAGGTATTATAGTTCTAGACTTTTTACTAGCAAATGTCATTGGGCCATCTGCTAATTCTTTATCTCTAATCGCTTGTAATTGAATACGTTTTATATCACTATCAGGAATTCCCAAATTACGCATTAGCAAAATCATTTTCTTATTAATGACTCTACCTAACTTATGTGATGCAGTAAATCCACAATTAAAACAATGATACGATATACTATCTATATCGTTTCTAATGCCGCCGCGCAATCTTGTATCATTTCTTGCTTCGCCATTATCTATGCAACAAGGGCAATTAAATGATAACCAGCCACCACTACTAGGTCTCTGAGGTCTAGGCAGACTCGAATATATAACTTCCTGTAGATTCATAAGTTTATAATAAACTATAATATAATAATTGTCAAGTATTATTTAAAATTTAAATCCACTTTGCAATTTTGCGACCACCCATTGGATATACTCCAAATCTAGCACCTTTAATACCAAAGTTATTTCTATCTTTTGAGTATCTTACCATTAATACTGGTTCAAACTCTCCTTCAAGTCTTTCCTTATTTGCATGAGATGAACCAGTTGCAACAAGTTTATTACCATCAAATTTTGGTTCACCCTGTAATACCAAATCAACATTTTGCGGTCCTGTCTTGCCGCCCCAGCCTATACCATAAATTGCAATACCGCGTAGTCTTCCATCTTTTAGTTTTCTAGCAAATGTTGAGCCTTTAATCATTTGTCCATCAGGTGATATATCTCTGACTGCCTGTACAAATGAATCTATTTCTTCTTTAATACTTGGTATACGGTTATAAACAACCGCAAGTTCTTTATCTGAAACTCCGCCCCATTGTCCAAAGTCTTTTGCCTGAGAACCTTTTTTATGTGAAACCCAAGCAACTGCATTACCACTTGCGTCAACTGCATGAAAATCTGATTTAGGAGTACCTGGAGTAGAAACAAACTTGGCGACCGATACAGTCCGATTACCAATGACAAGATCAATTTCTGCATTATCTTGTTTCATCTGTCCTAGCATTTTATTTATTGTTCCAAGTGCAGCATCTTCATCACGTGTAGAAAACCCTAAGCCTTTGCCACCGAACTCACTAGTTTTTTCCAAACCTGAAAGTCTCACTGTGCGACCGTCTTCTAGTTCAAACGTATCAGGAATAATACCATTTTTAAGATTATCTATAACTTCAGAATTCTTCTTAATAATTACAGATGGCTCACTTTGTCCAGCAAGAACGAAAGGCTCACCTTTTTTAATCTTGGCAATCAATGTTTGTAATCTATTGGGATTATCTTTTAAGTTTCGTTTTACAAGAGGTCCTTCTTGAAGTTCATTATATTTCATTTGTCTCTCTCTTTTAATTCCGTAACATGACTTTAGATATAGAGCCACTTGTTGCAGTATATGAAATTCGTATCCAATTAACATTGGCATTAACCATATATGCTTGAACGCCCGACTCATTATTAACTATAATATTTTTATCGTAAAATAGATTAGGCGTAAGATCGAACCAATCGCTATCATTCATTGATGGCTGCGGTGAAAGATCACCTTGAATATTCACTTTTCCTGTCATATCATCAAAATATAATGCGATAGTATGAAGTGATTTAGATTTGATAGTGTTACCACTGCCATCAAATGTAGTTGTTGTAAAAGTTGTGATTTCTTCGCCATTAACAGTTTCAGATACAGGAAAAAATGTAGTTGTTTCTTGCGAATCTTCAAACTGTGGATAAATGTCATCGATTACTTCTATTGTACCTTTAGCATTATCATATGTATCAGTATAGATAATTTGTTCTACGCCATTTTCTACAGTATACATTGCAAACTGATAGAAGCCTTCTGGTAGCATAATTGTATCAGCCGTAGAGATAACAAGTGACGCCATCCCTTTGGTAGCATTTGTAATATCTAAATATTTGAATAGAACATTTTCACGACTTTCTCTATCATACATTTTCCAGATAATAGTTTTTCCACTTAAATCAATTGATTTTCTGTCTGTGTCTTTTATCTTAAATCTGAGAGTATTATCAATACCCTTGTGTAATTTATGGTGTCCATCATACATTGGCATATTCCCTAGGTAGGTTGTCGCAGCAGATGTGCCAGTTTCATCTAAGCACACTACCTCTATTTCTCTGTTATACTGCAATACATTAAAGTTAATCATAGATGTATTTATCTCCTAGGACACATAATTTTTATTACATAAATATAGTTATGGATAATAAAAAAATAGAATGGATACAAGAGAATTACCCGTTTTTCTCTTGTGTTCGTTATGGGAAAAAAGAATTTAACGAATATTTAGGTATTGTTATCAATACTGATAATATAATTACTTCTATATATAATTGGGAATCAATACCTACGCCAGAATTGAGGAAACAATTTATAGAATTGGGAGAACAATGGTGGTGGGAATCCAATAGATTAATTCCCATCAATCTATTTTTAGGATCACAGATAAAACCCTATAGGAATTGGATTTTGAATATGAACTCAAAAGACGTACAAATTATTTGGGGACCCGAAACAAGTTTAAATAATATTGTGCAAAAAAGAATTAAACGACGGTCGATTCAACTTGTTCGCAAATTAGATTAAGTTGTACAACAATACTTACAGCATATGCAATCGCATGTGCCTTCTTGAAATAATAACTATTGTCTGTTGGCTTTGTCCATACATTTTCTTTAATAACATCTACGCTTTCACTCAATAGATATCTTTTCGCTGGTCTGATAATTGCAAGCACTTCTGCTAATTCTATAATACTCTGTGGTTTTAATATTCGTAACACATCTATATGATTATGCACATGTGCAAGTTGTTCAACAATTTCAGAGTGTTCTAATAACTCCCAAATTGGTTCTTTGTCTGTTAATTCAGATAAATGTTCAGGATCACGCACACCATTGTATAAACTGTTATTCAAAAAATCTAATTTAAAGTACCCACGTTCTTCTGCCTCTTTGTATTCAATACTTGCTAGATTGCTTACAGGATCATACGGTATCTCAGACACATATACGCCACTATTATGTTTCGTATAAATACCATTTTTTTTAATACTGGCAGGTATATGACTAATTAGACTGAGAATATCATTCCTGTCTAAAACGTCAATATCAATATCAGTTTGATTTTTCATTATTTCCACACCATTATAAACATTGCTGCATCAGTGTCATCTTCAAAATATAATGAACCCATATGTGCCACATAAAAGCCATTACATGTATCATTGCACCAATCAATTAATTCTGTAAGTGCGCCACTTCCTGGCACTAATTCACCTTCGAATTTAATATTATCTTTTGAAACTGCCGACCATTTTAAAAACTCTTTATTATCAAAGTCACTAAAGAATTTTCTACGATTGCGGGTTTTGCCTTCAATTTTACGAAGTCGATCAAGCAACTCACGTGTTTTATGATTTCTTTTAATAAGTTGTGTCATCAATTTTGAGTATTCTCACTATCATCATCATAAAGTAATGCCTCAGCAGCACGATATTGGTTGTATAAATCTTTCAGTACTTCATATTTTTCAATCATTTCGTGCTTTGGTTCTAGGATACATAGTCGCTTTTCTATTGCATCAAGCCGTCTCTCTGTTCGATCCTCGTGTGTTTCTATATTATCATGAAAAGTAAAAAGATCAAGGTCTATATTAACGGTTCCTTGACTTTGCATATTGGATGAGGATGAACTTGATGTAAAGTCTGATACATCATATGTAGTACTACCACTTGTGATTTTTATATTACTATCATCTTCGGATTGAAGGCTTAATACAAATTCATCAAAATCATCTACATCACTTTCAATTTTTGTTTCTTCTGAAATATGTTTTTTAATTTCCTTATCCCAATCAGTAATTGCTTCAATTGGATATTTTCCTTGTCCTGGTATCATATTATGTCTCCCATGGAAATTGCACCCAGCAGTCCTCTTCGTCAGAAAATTCATTACTCCAATAATCGGTATCTACAATTGAATTGGGACTACTGAGCAATGCGCTAAATCTAACATTATTGTGCCACACCTGCCCCCATCTTTCGTCTGATGGTAAACAACTTGCTTGCCAATCTTTCATAATCCATTCCATCGCATCTCCGCCACGATTTATATCATCTAAGATTAAGATATTCTTTGGATCTTTTTCATAACCAAATGCATCTTCTGCCATCCAACAATTACTTTCGGTATTCTCTTCTAACCCATTTGCTGCTAGTTGTACACATAATGTATGCATTGGTATCTCAGTCATATGAGAAAGCATAACGGCAGGAACAAGACCGCCACGTGTGATTCCTATAATGTAGTCTGGACGCCAGTTATCTTTGTACATATCCATTGCAATATCTTGTACGGCAGAGTTAATTTTTGACCAATCGTATGTGATAAGTTTCATGTATCTGTTTCCACTTCTACTATTTTTCGTAAACTCCATCCACCGTTATTATCTTCATTCCATTCAAGTTCAGTATTCTCATCCCATCCAAGGTGAGATAACAAATCCTCCGGTAAGTATATAAACAATTCTCCTGTTTCCGGATCCTCATATACAGTTGATGTATTGCTTAATAGTTTACTTGATGCTTTCATAGTACTCATAGTCCTGCCCTTTCTAATACTTCACTAACAAATTGCACATCATCTTTTCTTACTGAAAACTTTTTGGTCCAAAATGTAGGTTCTAAATATTCATTTATTAAGTTTAATTCATGTTCATTAAAATTTGCCATTGCTTCGCTACAACTGTAGCAATTAAAAATAATCCAAGGGCTGATGCGTCCGGATTTGATCCAATGTATGAGACGCGGCTTACTAATCTCCCTAAAGAATGCATTATACGGTCTATCATATTCCCTACTCCATTGTTGCATTAATAATATACCACGTTCAACTGCACGTTCTGCAGTTTCTTTTTTATTTAACTCACGAATATAAGTCTCATAAACTGCATCACTACACCATTTATCTAAATGAACACTATTATTGATAACAAAATCAATAAATTTCTCTGGATCAATTGCATTAATATCTAAAATGTGCCTACCAAATTTAGTAAATGCAGTATAGTAATTAGATTTTGAAAATTCTTCGTATGATTTTTCTTTAGTTTTTATACCTTGTGTTAACTTATAAAATTGATTATATGCTATATGTCCTAGTCTAACATATTTAGCATCTTTATTTAACCAACGTCTTTTCGGTTCACAGAGATGAACTGAGAGAGTCTTTTCCTTTTTAAAGGACTTTTTACAATATTGGCATTCAAAACTCATAAGGGCATTCTGTTTCTTCTATAGTAAAGCCACCTTCAATCCAGAACTCAGGATCATCCCCATCATCGAATCCATTATCATATAGATAATTAATACCTTCGTCATGATAATTATTTATAAAATCATTATAATCTTTTGCTTCGTACTCTTCACCAGTTTCTAAATTGTAAAAAATGAATTCATCTGTGCCACTATTCAATGCATTAACCATTGGTTCATCAAATTCTGCATATACATCAACCGTTTCTTCAGTGTGGGAAACTATACCGTCATGTCCAATATCAAAAGATCCCCATTTCCAGTTAGTATCTATTTTCAATCCGGTATTTGTCTCTTTATTAATGAAATATTGTATTTCACTAATGCCCCACTTTTGTACGTTCTGAATATGATACCAATTCATTTTTTCTTCTTTCGCTTTGTTTTACCAAAAATTTCATCTATAGATTTATCATCTATTCCTATATTAATTGCCATACGTTTTATATCTGTGTCTGTGTTTATGTTACGATACAATTCAATTTCATCTGCCTTCATATGTGGGTATGTATCTCTAATAAACTCAGATATAGTATCCTTCTTTTTGTTAGAGTTAGGAGGCTTGATCCATTCGTGATATTGCTTCTTACCACTACCAGTTAAACACATTAGTTTCCATATTAGTTCATCATGTTTATACAAATCTACATAATGCTTGTTGACAAACTCATTAGTTGCAAGTATTGCTTCCTCTGCGTATGCACCCTTAATACTGCTAGTATAACGTAAAAATAGCCAACTACTCCATTGCTTCTTATCATCATCAGACAAACGTGAATACCAATCATAATCACGGCGGTCTATAGCATTAAGAATATCATTCAATGGAAGTTTATCGGCCATTCTCTGCTCCTCTTGGCGGTGCGATGTATTTGCCACCATTTATGAATATAAACATACTACAAATCTTCTTAGATGTAAAGTAAAAACAGTCATTATTATCAAAATATTCTACACTCCACTCTGTTGATTGCAATGATTGTTCACACCATTTGACTGCATTTTTCGTGTCACTATAATTAACTATTAATACACGATGTAATGTATTAAAAGAAATCATAACTACTTAATACATCCGGAATGCGATTAAGGTCTTTTACAAAATAAGCACACTTGGGTTTATCACCGTATTCTAATGGGATAGCAAGAATGTGTCCATATTTTAGTTTAGGAAAAAACCATTTTACATCTGCAAATACGTTGTTAATTTTTATTGGTTGCCAATCCATTGTAAATCCGGCTAATGGATTAGTTAAAATTGTATCAAAACTACGTTCATTAATACTTGTTAATGGTACAAATTCTAAATCTCCTATATCTCTATGTCCAATTAGAATATTCCAATCAATTGGCATTTCAATTTTATGGTCACCTATTGTCATTGCTATACTAGGCGCTTCAAACGTTTCAATAAAAACTAAAGGAATGAAGTAAAAATCCGGATCTGCTTTATCTGTTACATCCATTACACAATATCGAATATCTTCTATTTCCTCGGGCAGACTGTTCATTTCAAAACAGCGATTTTCTGGTGTTAATATTTTCATTAGTATTTTACCTTTTCTATGCTGAATGGATATTCGGCATCTTTATAGAATTTCTTTCTTTCGGTTAAATGTCTTTTTGAGAATCTACATCGACTGGTGACATCCCAGATTTGAACAAAATCTTTATCTTTTGCCACACGGACACCACGACCGATAGACTGAATAACCCGCACAAAAGACTTGCCAGGCTCCAAAAGAACCATGTTGAATATGCGAGGGATGTTAATACCAACGGCGGCAACACCGTAAGTAGCAATAGTGATTGAATTGGTACCTTCATTTATTTCCTTATATGCTGTTTTCCTATCATCAGATTTCATAGAACCTTGTACAAAATCTGCTTCTGGAATTAGCTCCTGTAATGCTTGTCCTGAATTAATACGCCCAGTTAAAACTAGGGTATTTCCTGTTTGTGATATTTCTTTAATTAAGTTGGCTAAATATTCTTGTCGTTTTTTATCCTCTAACAAAAATTTAAGTTCACTTTGATAATCAGTATATGACTGTGTTTCTTGTGTTTGAACAACATTTACATGACAATTGGATAATACACCAATATCTTGTAAATCTTTGGCCGCTAGTCGATTTACGATATCTCCCAGACTGGCACGTATGGTAGCAAACTCATGATCGGACTTGGGAATAGTCCCTGTTAATCCCCAACGCAACGGAACACGTGAAAATACACTTGTTAACAAATCTTTTAGTACATCAGCCTTTGCTTGATGTACTTCGTCTACTATTACGCAACATACATCTTCAATAAAGTCCATGATGTTGTCTTCGCCTTTTTTAGTTTTCTTTAGCAAGGAATTGAGGGATTGCCATGTACAGATGGTGTGGGTTTTTCCAATATCTTTCCTATCACCGAAGTAAACACCAGCATCTAACCCACAGTTTAGATAGTCTTCTTCGGTCTGCCGTACCAAGTCCTTATTTGGTACAATAACAATTGAACGCCCATACTTTTCTACTAATTTAGACATAGTGGCAGTCATAATAGTTTTACCGGCACCTGTAGCAATCTCTTGTAGAGCCTGTGGTGCTTCTAAAAACTTATTAACAACGGCAACCTGATAATCACGAAGGCGAATAGGTTCACCTTCCGCTGGATGTCCTTCAGGCCAACATGTATCACCCCAAAATTCATCATCAATTGTATCAAATTCTAGTTCAATATGTTCACGCCTATCATCAATGTCAATCTCATATCCAGAACTCATAATTATAGGTAAAAGATCATCTAATAAATTTAGATAAGTTCTGCCACCTACATCACAAAATCTAACCGTTCCGTCCCATCGTCCCAATTTATAAGCAGGCATATGGTATGCATGTGGCAATAAAAACTTTAACTTATCACTACACTTACGGCGTGTTGCAGGATCAAGTCCTTCTAACTTTACGTTTACTTCGTCTTTTATTAAGATTGTACATTTTTTCATAATAATATAATAACACTTTTATCGGTTCAAGTCAAGAAAAAACAGACATCCATTAGATGCCTGCTTTTGAAATTTTAATATAGACTACACCCGTTTCATACATGTAGTTTCTGCTAATCGCTTCCAACGTGCAGGACTTAACTTACACAAGTCAGCCAACTTCTGAGCCATGCGAAGTGAAATTTCACGCATTTTTGCTTGATTATCTTCCAGGAATGTTACAATATCAACTTCCTGTTCTTTAGTCAAACCTTTCTGATCGAACAACCCACCATCACGTGCAATCTGTTTTATGCGCAAGATTTTTTCGCGTGTTGTATCCATAGTCAAATCAAGATAGTGACAGCGTGACATAATAGCCCCGAGGTGATCTTTGATTTTTGTTGAACGTACATTGTCGAATTTCAAGTTAGTGATAAAGATTACAGAACCTTTGAACTCAAAACGATCAGGAACACCTTCACGGCGCAAGAAATGCGAGTCTGAATTCCAAGAGATATAACGTTTCTTGCCACTATCAAGTGCAGCTTTAAGAATGTTTAGTGCATTCTCGTCAAACAAGATGCTATCACAGTCATCCAAAACAACGATGTTCTTTGCATCTGAATACTTGTAAAGCATTGCATACAAACCAATCGGTGACATTGTGCCTTTGACAAATGTGTGACGAAGCGGATTGTCTGCCATTAAATCAAACAGTGAATCTTTCTCAAGTATTTGCTCAACACCATATGTTTTGCCAATACCAGGAGGTCCAGATACCACCATACCACGCACGATACCATCACATGTTGCTACAGTCATTTCATCTAATATAGCAAAACGTTCCGCAATGCGATCCATAACCTCAACATCAGTCTCACGATGAAATGATACAACCTCAACGTTTTCAGGCTGTACTTTTACTCGCATTTTTGAACGTTTAAATTCTGTTTCACTTGCATCAACTGTTATGAAATTTGTACCATTTTTTGCTTGTTTCATTTCAGAAACTACAGGAAAAATACCTGTTACTTCTTCATTGCGATAAAATCCGTTTGTTATTTGAACTACTGACATTTACGTTTCCTCTTTGTGATTACTAACTTAGTTATAAACTGATTCTCTTATAATGTCAAGTATCTATTTACCGATGCCTCCAAGGTTCAGCCAAATCTGCTAAGTGCCGTTGGTAATTATTATAGGAAATTGTATAATCTTGCCAAGAACTATATGTATATGTTTCAGGACCAACTTTATTATTCCGTGATTCTGCAGATGCACGTGCCATTTTTTCACCATATGGATACCAATCGACCAATTCTTTAGTATCAGATGTGTACACAACAAAAATAGGATAAC